CCTCAAAAATTCCCCGGGGGAAAAATTTGGGGGTGGTCCAGCTAATTAATCAACTAGGGAGTTTCAAATGCCAACCGTTGGAGACACACGTGTCAGCCTGGGTGGTCAAGCACAGCTAATTCAGAACCTTGGTCCTGATAAGTTGTATCTCGGCGGCCCCGACGTGACCGAAGATGATGGGCTCGAGGTGCTTTCCGGTCAAACGGTAAGCATCGGTCCCCTGAATGATGAACTTTATGCTGTGTCTGATGACACGTGTGACGTTCGCACACTCGTACGAGGTGCTGGTCTGTTCACAACGCCCAGCTGACAACTCTCTACCTACACATATTTAAAAGGAGTTTCAAATGCCAAGCAACATCTTCGTGCAGCAGGCCCGTGTGGTCACTGCCCAGGCGAAGGTTCGTCCTTCAACGATCAAACAGGAACTCGCGCTCTTCGATGCAAACGGCAATCCGCTTAGTATTGTCGCGGCAACAACCACCGTCCGCGGTACAGTCAAGCAGGCTGCAGTGAATGCAGACGTTGCGACCGCGGACGGGTCAGACCCAGCAACGACTCAGGCTCTGGCCAACCAGCTCAAGATATCGTTCAACTCGCTTCAGGCCAAACTGCGCACTGCAGGCGTCCTGGCGTAATCCTCTGCTTGCGCAGAGTGCGGTCGGGGGACCGCTGCCATGGGGTGTGTGGGGGTGCTTACGCGGGTGGGCACCCCCACACTGTTCTATATTTTTACATCCGCTTTTGAAAGGAGAAAAGGATGGCTCAGCTTAAGCATCACCCGGGTTTTGAACTTCGGGACGACGCAGCACATCAGTTCGATCGTGCTGAAGATGATCATGGATTGTTCACAGTTACCTCTGCAAAGCGTACTGAAGCGGCCCAGCAGATTCTCATCAACCGATGGGATCAGGGTGGCGTATTCAATCGTCCGCCATATTTGTACGCGCCTGCTCGCCCCGCAGCTTCTTCACCTCACGTGAAGGATGGCGGAATCGCTATCGACCTCGGTAACTGGCAGTCGTTCTTGCAGATCTGCAAGCCATACGGCTTCACGCATCCGATCCCGAGTGACCTCGTTCACTTTGAGTTTCATGGAGTCGCCGGCGCGCCCATTCCTCCTGTCGCATCGGGTTCCAACCCATTCGGTATCGGAGACATTCGTGGTCTGCAAAAGATCTCGAACATCTACGGCGGTGGAACAGCGATTGACAACGCTTGGGGTCCTAAGTCCGCAAAGGGCTTTTCCCAGTTCCTGCGTACGCACTACCAGTACGTCGGCAATAATGTCCTCGGTCCTGTCATGTGGGCAGCTATTGCTCGTTGGCTCCGTGCCCGTTGGGGCTACAAAGGCAACGACGTTCCCGGTCCGATCATGCGGGCGTTCCTACAGAAGGCGAGCGACGCAAACTTCGCTCAGCTGTAAACAATTCCTCGGGGGCTTCTTCACGGGAGTCCCCGCAGGTTTTGATGAGAACACCAACCCACAACATGGGTCCTTCATCAGCCCACTCCTTTCAAGAGCACACAATCCCCCCAGCGGAAAGTGTGTATAAAGTGTTGGTGTTCTCTTCTAAACTTGTCGTAAGTGTTTCTATTGTTGCCTAAAGGGGGTGAAAACAATGAGAAAGCTTTTAACAAAAACCATATGGGCCCCGGGCATAATTCCGATCGAAGAATGGAAGTACCGAAATCTCAAGCGAGTCGTACTTCCTCTTGTAGATATGTTCTTCGTTCTCGGAGGATTCGCTGTTGTAAAGTTTGGCCTTCCGACCATTGACGTTTTCTTCCCGGACTACATGGTAAACCTGGGTGGTCGGATTTTGTCGTTCTCAGCTTTCTTAGCCCTTCTCGGCGTATGTTTCCCAAAACTCTGGCCTTTTGAGATGACCGGAAAATCTATTCTTCTTGGTCTTCTGGTCGGTTATTTTGTAGCGTCTATCTGGTTGACAGCAGTTGGTGCCACCGGGCGAGGTTTTGTTCTTATGCTAGATCTCATCGCCATAGCGCTTGTTATCTGGCGACTCACATTACTTGGTTCCGAATGGCAAACTCGTCGCTTGGCGGTAAAAGCGGCATTGGAAAAGGACGAAACTAATGTTTGACTGGGGGGCATTCATAATTTCTTTCCTCACTGTTTCAGCAACAGTCATTTCGGTTATCGCCCTTTTACTCAAAGGACGTGGAGAAAACAAGAACGCAGCGGGTCAGACAAAGATCGCACTAGATGCGAGAATTGACGCTCGAGTAGCGGAACAGTTGAAAGAAGCCTGGACCGAGATCGAAGGACTTAAAACAGACAGAGACGAAGATAAAGCACGTCAAGTTCGTCGCGATCTAGCAATGACTCGAGTTCTTCGCGCTATCGCCAAACAATGGCCGGCTCCGGAAGGACCGGATCTCGACCCTGCAGACATTGCAGAGATTCAAGAAACTGTTCCTATGTCATGGATTCGTAAATCTCGTTCTGACACTGGTCCGACACTGACTAAGTAAAGGAGCCAAACCCTAGGTAGCCAAGGAGGTGATGACCCATGGTGAGTTCCAAAAAGGATGACGATGACGACAAACCTCGTCGAAAGCCTCCGACCAGCCCAGAAGCAATTCAGAATCACCTCATTGCGCTTGCGCACGAAGAGGCAGAGCGAATGCTCGTGGGTGGAATTGCATCATCTCAAATCATCACTCAGCTGCTCAAAATGGGCACCGCTCGTGAACAGCTTGAGATTGAACAGCTTAGACAGAACACGGCTCTAGCATCGGCGAAAGTCGTTGCGATGGAGTCTGCTGCTCGCGCTGAAGAGTTGTTCGAGAAAGCCATGGATGCGTTCCGTGGTTATCAGCCTTCACAGGATGATGACATTGAATAGACTAAGAACCTATTCAGAACTCATCCGAATCCCATCGTTCGAGGAACGCTACGAATATTTGCAACTGAGTTCTAGCGTTGGTGACCAAACTTTTGGTGGCGAGCGTTGGCTCAATCAAGACTTCTATCGTTCCTACGAATGGAAAGATGTTCGTGATTTCTGTATAACCAGAGATCTAGGTCGAGATCTCGCACACCTCGAACAAGAACTTCATGGTCGTCTTGTGGTTCATCATATGAACCCGATACGTATCAAAGACATTGTAGAGGGTAGTGCCGATATTCTCAATCCTGAGTATCTGATTACAACTTGTCACAATACCCACAATGCCATCCACTATGGGGATGCTAAGTTGCTTACCCAGCCAATGGTGGTACGAGGCCCCGGCGACACAACGCCGTGGAGATGAAAAGGAGAAACAAGATGGAAGGCACTACTCCGGAGGAAACTCCCACGCAGGAAACGTCCCCTGAGCCCGTCGAGGTTGTCCCCGATGAGACACAGGCGGATTCCACTCCTGAAGACGCTGCTCCCGCCGAGGTTCCGGCCGAAGAGGCAGCTCCTGTCAACACCGAGAACGCGGAGAACGTCGAGGTTCAGGCCCCTGAGGCCGAGCCGGCAGCCGCTGAGGAGGCCACCGATGGCGGAGTATGAACTCCCCGAGCGCAAGCTTGAACAGGACCTTTCTGCTCTGAAGCCGGGAGATGTCGAGGTTCAGGCGCCTCCGGCTTCGCTGGTAGAGCCGGCAGCCGCCGAAGAATCTCCTGAGCCCGAGGCGGAACAGGAAGAGGAGACATTTGAGCAGGTGTTCCCTGTCTCGGATATTCCTACTCGCACTGACGAGGCCACGGCTGCTGACATTCAGCGAGTTGCTCGTGATGTCATTGCCGGCAACTGGGGGGCAGGTGAAGATCGTCGGAAGCGACTCACAGAGTCGAACTATGACTACGATGCGGTCCAGGCTGAAGTCAACGCGATGCTGGACCCGGGGTCCGCGGAACATCGCAACTACTCCGTCCAACCGGGTGACACCCTTAAGGGGATCGCCAACCGGATCGACTTCAAGGGCGGGTATCAGACCCTTCACAATAAGAACCGTGGCATCATCGGAAACGATCCGAACGTCGCGCTTCGTCCCGGTCAGGTTCTCAGTCTCTGATGGGCGAACAGCAAGTAACTACTATCGGTAAATACCAGGTCCCAGAGGACCCCATGGATGCCGAACAGTGCGAGTCTTGCCAGTAGGCAGATGAGTGTATGGCCCTTGATATTGCCTCTGGACTATCAAGGGCCATACCCCTAACTTTTAGGAAGGAGTCAGTCGTGACTGATACGGTGTATGAATCAGATAGCATCCTGAACACGGTCAAACGGTCTCTTGATATTGCGACTGACGACAACAGTTTCGATACTGTTGTCCTTCTTCACATCAATTCCGTGTTCTCGGATCTGTATCAGTTGGGTCTTGGCGCCTATGGCAGTGTCGAACACGAAGTCGATGATGAAAACGATCTTTGGTCAGTTGTGTTGGGTTCACAGAAGAATCTGACCATGATCAAGTCTTACGTGTCGCTTCGAGTTCGACTGTTGTTTGACCCCCCTCAGACGGGATTTGCAACAGACTCATATCAGAAACAAATCGACAAAATGGAATGGCGAATTAAGACCGCCGCTGGTTCAAGCCCTAACACGGCCGAAGTTTAGAAAGGAGGCGTCATGACTGATCTGAACAAGGCAATGTCCTTTGTCAACGCTCTTCCTCTTCTGCAGATGAAACCCGATGAGCTTGCTCACTATGGGATTCTAGGAATGCATTGGGGGATTCGTAAGCCCGAATCTGTTGATCGCGAATCTCGTGAAGATCGGCACATTCGAAACACTCGTCGGAAGCTTGCTGTGAGCACACTTGGCGCTTCTGTAGCAGCACCCAAGATTGCTTCTGAAGTCAAGAAACGTCAAGCAGCTGCTCGCGCACGTCAGTCTGAAGATCACGTGACTTCTCGAACCCTTCTCAAGAAGAAGAAGCACGAGCTCAGCAATGCTGAAATCCAGAAGATCGTGGACCGTCTGCAGAAAGAGCATAAACTTTCTCAGCTGAATCCCTCCAAGGTCGAGCGTGGCAAAAAGATTGCTCTTGGAGCTGTCGCAGCCATGGGTACAGCAACAACGGTCTACACATTCATCAACAGTCCGCTGGGAAAAAGGGCTGTTGCACAAGGCGCATCAATCGTGCAAGCGATTCTTCTTCGCCGAGTAGCTTAGAAAGGAGGTTGGCGATGAGCCTGTCAAACACGGCGACACCGAAGTATTTCGCGGAGTTCCGTGAAAAGGTCATGAGTGGAGATATTCCTGTGAACCGGGAACTCGACATGGAAATGCACCGAATTGAAGAGCTTGTCGCCAACCCCTATTACTACTACGACGTCAACGCTATCGAGGGGTTCATCAGCTACTGTGAAAACGAGCTAACGCTTACTGACGGTGGTAAAGTCCGCATGCTTGACACATTCAAGTTGTGGGCTGAAGAACTCCTTGGTTGGTACTACTTCGTCCCACGAACAATTTATGTTCCGGATGAGAATGGACCTGGAGGACACTTCGAAGAGAAGCTCTTCAAGCGTCGTCTGACTGTTAAGCAGTATCTGATTGTCGCTCGAGGCGCAGCTAAGAGTATGTATGCTGCATTCTTGCAAGCATATTTTCTCAACATCGATACCTCGACTACTAAGCAGATCACTACTGCCCCCACCATGAAGCAAGCTGAAGAGGTCATGGCTCCGATTCGCACCGCGATCTCGCGCGCGCCCGGGCCCTTCCTTCAGTTCCTCACGCAAGGTTCTCTCCAGAACACCACTGGTAACCGCGCCATGCGACAACAGCTTGCTTCAACCAAATTGGGTATTCAGAACTTCATGACGGACTCGATCATTGAGATCCGCCCGATGTCGATTACCAAGTTGCAGGGTGCCCGTCCTAAGGTCACCACTGTTGACGAATGGCTATCGGGAGACGTCCGTGAAGATGTTATCGGTGCCATTGAGCAGGGCGCTTCCAAGAATGATGACTACATAATTGTTGCTATCTCCTCGGAGGGAACCGTTCGTAATGGTGCTGGTGACACCATTAAGTTGGAGCTCGCTAAGATCCTGAAGGGTGACTATCCTGCTCCGCATATTTCAATCTGGCACTACAAGCTAGATGAGATTGAGGAAGTCAACGAGCCTCGCATGTGGCCGAAGGCTCAGCCGAACCTGAACAAAACAGTTACGTACGAGGTCTACGCTCAGGATGTTGAGCGTATGGAGAACAACCCTGCCGTTCGTAACGATATTCTTGCCAAGCGTTTCGGTATTCCGATGGAAGGTTTCACCTTTTTCTTCACGTATGAAGAGACGTTGCGCATCACGCCGACGATCGAACATCGGTTTAACGGCCTCCGCTGTGCAATGGGTGTCGACCTTTCTCAGGGTGATGACTTCACCGCGTTTACTTTCCTCTTTCCTCTTCCTGATGGTACTTTCGGCATTAAGGTCCGAAGCTACATCACTAGTAATACGATGCTGAAGCTTCCAGGGGCTATGCGGGTTAAGTACGAGGAATTCATGGCCGAAGGAACCCTTCACGTGTTTGAGGGTGTAACCCTGGACATGATGGAGGTCTACGACGACCTCGAGGACCATATTCGTGCGCACCAGTATTTGGTGCGAGCAGTCGGGTATGATCGGTATGGCGCTGAGAAGTTCATCGAGCGTTGGCAGCTGGAGAACGGTCCATATGGAATCGAGAAGGTTATTCAGGGTGCCCGTACGGAATCTATTCCGCTGGGTGAAATGAAGAAACTTTCCGAGGAAACTCTGTATGATACTCGCCGCCGAATGGTCATTTTCGATGAGTCTCTGATGACGTGGTCAATGGGTAACGCAGTCACCATGGTTGATACCAATGGTAACCGTAAGCTCTACAAGACGCGTCGCGAAGCCAAGATCGACAACATTTCCGCCTGGATGGATGCGTACGTTGCGTACAAAGCCCACGCCGCCGAGTTCGAATAGGAGAACAGATGCCTACAACTGAGGAGGCTCGAGATTGGCTTGCCCACGCAATTGCTAACGATGAGCTTGCTCATTATGGCGTTCTGGGCATGCATTGGGGAATCCGCAAAGATGATGTTAAGGGCGAACCCCGCGTCGTTAAAGTCAGCAAGAACAAAGACACCGAATTAACAACCGGTGATAAAGTAGCGCTTGGTGCCGGAGGTATTGGTGCTGCTGTTATTTACGGTGGTCCAGAAGTCGTGGGACGAGCACAACTTCTCGGTCTTAAAAAAGAACTTGATGCCATTGCAAGAAACACTTCGGCAATCGATAAAGGAAAAAGTTTTATCGATGATGTAATTGATACGTCTCTTCCTGTTAAAACAGTTCTTCACAGAGTTGCAAGTACTGTCGAAACTGAAATCGACAGACCTAAGTTTGCAACATACTTGGCTGAAGATGTTTTGCAGTACCGTAAAAACTGGTCTAATCTTAACATAGATAAACCATTTCAACGGAGTTATATTACAAGGATGCAGGCGACTAAACCAATTACGATTGCTTCTCCCGAAAGTATTTTGCGAGAACTTGAAAAGGGTCTTCATTCTGTTCTTGATGACGGCGATACTCTTGTGCAGAAATACGCAAAATTATCTAACATGGCTGCTGATGATATTGCGTTTTGGACCGACCCCAAGTATCAAAAAGACCTTGTTAGCTTGATCGCTCAGAATAATAAATCTGCGATTTGGGCTGACGATATAAGTAAAGCCAGTGCCGAAATTCTTAGAAAAGCTGGCTATGCGGCATTGACCGACGTTTGGGATACAGATAGCATTGCAAAACACGCTATTATTGTTATTGATAATAATGCTTTCACCGTTACAAGTAAAAAACTGACGCTAACACATCGTGTAGCAAGTGGAATGGCAACCGCTAATATTACTAAAAATGCAGGAGCATATGTTCAAAGCGTTCCTACACAAAAAATAACTGCCGCCATTTCAGCTATTGCTAAAAACAAAGTGGCGCAAAGAATTGTCAAAACTGCAGTGACAAGGAAACTATGATTCAGGAAGGAGGTGACATGTAGTGGTGTCGATATTTGATCGCATCTCTGCAGTGGGTGATGTTCTTGCCCATAGCTGGAATGCGTTCCTGAATACGCCGCAGCAAGCAATCCGCCAGCGAAGTGGCCTCGGCTCTTTCTCTAGTGGCGGTAGTGCGAATCCGTCCGCGAATCGATTGTCCGTGACGAGCGATCGCTCGATTATCACATCGATTTACACACGAATCGCGATTGACGTAGCAGCTGTTACGATCAATCACGTATACCTGGACGAAAACCACCGCTACCTCAAGGATGCAAACTCCGGTCTCAACAACTGTCTGAATCTTCAGGCAAACATTGACCAGGGCGGACGTGCTTTCCGACAGGACATGGCATCGTCCCTCCTCGATAAAGGTTACATTGCTGTAGTACCGATTGATACTTCGGACAATCCGTTGCCCTCAGGATCATACGATATTTACACGATGCGAGTTGGTGAGGTCGTAGCGTGGGCCCCTCAGTTTGTACGGGTCCGCCTGTACAACGAACTCAACGGTATTAAGGAAGAACTGTGGCTGCCTAAGACAGTAGCCGCTATCGTTCACAACCCCTTGTATGCCGTGATGAACGAACCGAACGGTACCTATCAGAGACTGCTCCGGAAGCTCAACCTCCTGGATGCTATTGATGAAGCTGCTTCTTCCGGCAAGCTCGACATTATCATTCAACTGCCCTACGTGGTACGTGATAAAATGCGTGAAGAGCAAGCCGAGACTCGAGCTCGGGACATCG